GGCTTTGAAGCTGCAGACCCACGATCAGGTGCTGCAACATTGTCTGATGTTGTTCCTGAAGTCTCTACTAAAACAACAGAACCTGCTAAGACAGAAACTAAAACAACATCTACCTTTGGTGATGCTTTTGCTGATGCACGTGCTGCAGGTAAAGATACGTTTACGTTTGAGGGTAAATCTTACACTACAGAAACTAAAGAAGAAAAAGAAGCACGTGAAAAGAAAGAAAAAGAAGACGATAACAATACACAAGTTACATTTAATCGTGATGAAAAAGATACATCAGGCACAACTAAATCATCTGTAGTAAACACAAATGCCGTAAACAAAACTGGTAGTGATGTTACTATTGGACAAACAACTGCAGGTGGACAAGATGCAGGTGATGGATTTGTCTGGGAGAAAAAAGAAGGTACTAATGCAATAACACGTAAGTGGGTTGGCAAAAGTGACGATAATGATAGTGGCGGCAATGATGATGATGGTGGCAAAGATGATGGCGGCGGCGGTGGCTGCTGCTTCATTATGCTAGAAGCACGTTATGGTGACGGTACTATGGATGAGGTAGTTCGTCGTTATCGTGATGAGCATATGACGGATCGTAATCGTCGTGGATACTACAAAGTAGCAGAAGTACTTGTCCCACTAATGCGTAAGTCACCAACTATTAAGTGGCTAGTAACTAAAACTTTTGCTGATCCATTAGTGTCATACGGTAAATATTACTATGGACAGAATAAACACGGCGTGTTATACTCTCCTGTAAAGAGCCTATGGATGAAGTTATTTGATACTGTAGGTGGAGACACTGAGTTTATACGTGAAAACGGAGAAGTTGTCTAATGGAAGAAAAATCATACAATCAATATATGTCAGAAGTAGCAGGACGTTTTAATAAACTGTCCGAAGAAGAAAGAGATGTAATACGTTCACTGCGTGGTACACAACAAGGTTTGGTTATGGCTAAAGTCTTGGGGCCAGATATGGCATCTGTAGATTTAGGTAGAACAAGTAAACCTGTAGCTAGAAAACCAAAAAAACGTGGACTAGGAACACGATAAACTCCTAGATTAGACTGGCTACCCATCCCCCTACCCAACAATATGGCTACGGTGGCCCCAGTAAAGGAAACTATAATGCAAGAAGCAATGGTAGAAAAAGTAGAAACTAAATCTGCTTTTATTAATAAAAAATATCGCAACGAAGATCGTTTGCAAAAAGAACAAGAAGAACTAGACCAACTACTAGCAGAACAAAAAGGTGAAACAGCCGATGTTGAACCTGAAGCTGTAGGTGGTGAAGAAAAATCTTTTAAGAAACGTTATGGTGATTTACGCCGCCATATGCAACAAAAAGAACAAGAGTGGTCAGATCGGTTTGAAAAACTAGAAGGCCAACTAAAAGAAGCTACTCGTAAAGAAATGAAGTTGCCAACATCTGATGAGCAACTAGATGCTTGGATGAAGAAGTATCCAGATGTGGCACGGATTGTAGAGACAATCGCAATTAAAAAAGCTAAAGAACAATCTTCAGAGTTAGAAGAACGTGTAAAGGCAGTAGACGAGATGCGTGAGAATGCCGCACGTGAAAAAGCAGAAGCTGAACTAATGCGACTGCATCCTGACTTTGATGACATTCGTGACAGTGATGACTTTCATGAATGGGCAGAGGAACAACCTAAATGGGTTCAAGACGCATTGTATGAAAATGCAAATGATGCTCGTTCTGCTGCTCGTGCAATTGATTTGTACAAAGCAGATCGTAACATTAACACAAAGAAAAAACGTAACACAGACAAAGATGCGGCACGTTCTATTGACTCACGTAATTCACGTAGTCGTCCTGATACAGCCAATAACTCAGGTTCAATTACTGAGTCTGAGGTAAGTCGCATGTCTGCACAAGAATACGAAAAACGTTCTGACGAAATTATGGAAGCTATTCGTACAGGCAATTTTGTATATGATTTATCGGGTTCTGCTCGATAAGCTATTGACATATAGTTTTTTATAAGTATAACTATATGTACAATCGTAAGTGGTACAGCCCCTATATGGATTACCTGTGCCACTTTCACTATTTCCGCAAACAACAATCCTTTCGGACAACCTAATGTCTCATGGCCCGTTGATTAGAGTATAGGCCAATACTTTTTGACACGCACCCTAGTAGAGTTAGCCTTCGTATAAGATAGTTAGTTTTGCATCTGTATTGCTTTTTAGGAGAATAATAATGGCATTCGCAAAAGCAGGTGGTTACGGTAACTTACCTAACGGTAACTTTTCACCAGTAATCTACTCCAAACAGGTGCAGCTTGCATTCCGCAAGGCATCTGTTGTTGAGGCAGTCACAAACTCTGATTATTTCGGAGAGATTGCACAAATGGGTGACTCAGTTAAAATCATCAAAGAACCTGAGATCACAGTAAAATCATATGAGCGTGGTACAGCTATCACACCACAAGATTTGGACGATGAAGATTTTTCATTGACAATTGACAAAGCTAACTACTTTGCTTTCAAAGTCGATGATATTGAAGAGGCTCACAGCCACGTCAATTTCCAAAGCCTTGCAAGTGATCGTGCTGCGTATCGTTTGGCTGACCAAATGGACCAAGAAGTTCTTGGATACCTATCTGGTTTTAAACAAGCTGCACTTCATGCAAATGCAAGTGTAGTAAATGATGTTGTAAATGGTACTAAAGCCATTGCTTCAGCATCTGATGGTGCTAACCTAGTTGGTGCAGAACTATTGACTACTATGTCACTAGATGCATCTGACTTCACTAACACCTCTGGTACTGCAGGTACTGCAAACCAATCAATCGGTATTGAGCCACGTGCTGGCGGTGCGACTGCTGCTAAATCTGCAACTGCAGGTAACGCATTCCCACTACAAATCCTTGCACGTATGTCTCGCTTGATGGATCAACAGAACGTTGACACACAAGGCCGTTGGATTGTTGTTGACCCAGTATTCATGGAAGTTTTGAAAGATGAAGACTCACGTCTTTTGAATGCTGACTTCGGTGGTTCAGGTCTACAAAATGGTTTGGTTGTAAATAACCTACACGGTTTCCGTGTTTACACATCTAACAACCTACCATCATTGGGAACAGGTTCATCAACTGTTGGTGGCTCTAACGCAACTAACTTTGGTGTTATTGTTGCTGGTCATGATTCAGCCGTTGCAACTGCAGAGCAGATCAACAAAACTGAAACATACCGTGACCCTGATTCATTTGCAGACATCGTTCGTGGTATGCACCTATACGGTAGAAAGATTCTTCGCCCAGAAGCAATCGTTACTGCAGCATATAACTTGGCATAAGGAGACTGAACAATGGCAGCTTATACAGCAGCAGACCTTCCTGCACAAGGTAACTCACCACGTGGTCGTGGAGTATACATTGTAGAACGTGAGCTAGATATTGCAGCTCAGATTGCTACAAATGGTGCAGACTACGCAGCAAACGATACTGAAACAATGATCAACATTCCAAAAGGAACAGTTGTTCTTTCAGCAGGTATTGAAATCCTAACAGCAGGTACTGCAACAGCAGCAACTGTTGATTTGGGTATTGCGTCAGTAGCAGATAAGTATGTTGATGGACTTGATATTACAGGTGCAGCAGGTACTTATGGTGGAACTCCAGCAGCAGAAGCAGCACAAGTTTTTGTAGCAACAGCAGCAGATACACTTGATCTGAAGTTTGCAACAGAAGATGCTCTTACTGCAGGTAAACTACGTGTTTGGGCAGTGCTAATGGATGTAAATGCAGTAGGCGATATGCATGCTGCAGAAGTCGTTCGTGACACACTAGCATAAAACAATATTGAGGGGCTGGTATTTAGCTGGCCCCTTTATCGCAACTTAGGGAATCCAAAACATGGCTATCACAACAGCAATGTGTACAAGTTTTAAATCGGAACTTCTTGGCGGTACTCATAACTTGGATACCGACACACTAAAAATTGCATTAATTAAAGACTCACCTACAGGTACGTATGGTGCAGCAACAACAAATTATTCTAATGTCACTGACAACTCTGACGAGGCTACTGGCACAAACTACACAGCAGGTGGACAAAACTTAGATGGTTCATCTATTACTACGTCAGGTACAACTGCTCTTGTAGACTTTACAGATGAAGTATTTAGTGACGTTACAGTTTCCTGTGACGGTTGTATTATCTACAACTCGTCTCAATCAAACAGAGCAATCTGTGTGATTGACTTTGGAGGTACAGTATCTGCTACAGCAGGTGATCTAACAATTGAGTTCCCAACAGCAGATGCTTCTAACGCAATCATTCGTATTGCCTAAGAGGTAAAACATGGCGTTCTACGATACAGCAGATGCTCTCTACGGCATAGGTACGTATGGCTCTGCTAGGTACGGTAGAGTAACGCCAGTTGTACAAGTTACGGGTGTCAGTGCTACAGCTAACACTCGTACTATTCACCTCAATGTATTTGAGGTAGACATTTCAGAACCTATCTACAACGCACAAGGTGCTACAGGTTCTGTTGGAAGTCTGACACTAAACACTGCTGCAGGTCTATCTGGTGTAGCTGGAACATCTGCAGTAGGCACACTAAGTCCAAATGTAGACGAACCTATTGGTTCTGTGTCTGCGACTGGTAGTGTCAATACTGTAACAGTAAACGTACAAGAAAGTGTTACAGGTGTTGTAGGTACTGTTACTTTAGATACTGCAGGACTTGTAGTTAAGTCTATAAATACAGTTGAAGTAACTGGTTTTGGTCTTACAGGTTCGATTGGTACTGTAGAAGCACAAACACTTGAAGCATTACAAAGTGTAAGTGCAACAGGCTCAGTAAACACTGTAACGGTAAATCTATCTGAAAAAGTTGATAGTGTATCTGCTACAGGTTCTATTGGCTCCCTTGAACATAGCAATACTGTAACACTTACAGGTGTTGTAGGTGCAGGTCAGATAGGCAGTGTAGGTGGTGCTCCTACAGAAGAAATTGCTACTGGTGTAGAAGCTACAGGCTTCGTTGGAAGTGTTACTACACATATTGTAGAAAAACTAAAAGATGCTTCTGCAGAGTTTAATGTTGGCATAGTTACTATAACTGCAGTTAAGTTTGATTTTGAATCTGTAAAAGACCTGTATAGTAAACGACGAACTGTAATATTGCCGAGGGCAGCGTAATGGCACAGACATCTGCAGAACGTACTGCTATTGTGCACCCAGAAAATAGAACAGTGTTTTTAGATGGTGTTAAAACTTCTTTCGATAGAAGAGTAAGAGTACCCCAAGAAAATAGATCAGTATTTGTACCGCCACGTACAACATCTGCAGAAAGAACCGTACTGGTAGGTGAGGATTAAAAATGAGTTTTCGTTGGCCTAATAAAGACCCAGATGAACAGTTAG